ACTTTGAATCGGATCCAATAATCAACACCGTGACTCAAGGCGACATCTTTGAAATCGACTTGGCGAAGCAGACCATATTTCCGCTTGTGCATTTGATTGTCAATACGGCAACATTTGAGGGTAATGTGATTAGGTTTAATATTTCAATCCTGGCGATGGATATCACGGACATATCAAAAGACGAAAGCCCGAATAAATTCGATGGAAACGACAATGAGCTTTGGGTATTAAATACAATGCTTGCCGTTCAAAATAGATGCTACGAACTTTTAAGGAGGGGAGATTTATACAGCGATAAATTCCAAGTAGACGGTAACGTAACTTGTGAGCCTTTTACTGAGCGCTTTGAAAACAAGCTGGGCGGTTTCACAATGACATGTGACATATTAATTCCTAACGACATGACAATCTGCTAATGGCTCAATTTGAATCCATACAAGAATTGTTAAATGACTTTCGAGACAATGTCATCCGAGAGGCTAAGAAAAATTTAAGTCAAAGAAGCGATACAGGTAAACTGCGAAACAGCCTTAAATCAACTGTTAAGGAATCTAAACGAAGTATTCAGATAAGCTTTGAGATGGAGGATTATGGATTCTATCAGGACAGGGGAGTAAAGGGAGTAAAAAGCGGTAAAAGCTTAGATAATTATCAATTTGGAACAGGCACGGGAGAAAAAGGCGGTTTGACCAAAGGCATAAATAAATGGGTGCAAAGAAAAGGATTTCAATTTAGAGATAAAAAAGGCAGATTCCTAAGTTATAAGCAAACGGCTAATACAATAATTAGAAGCATTTGGATGAAAGGAATTAAACCAACACTGTTTTTTACAAAGCCATTTGAGAAGTTCTTCAAAAGGTTGCCTGATGAGCTTGTAGATAAATACGGTTTAGAAGTTGAAAACCTATTTGACCAAATAACAAAAGAAAATTTTAAAAGATTAAGCAAATGAATTTATCACGTTCTCCGCATATAATTACGATTGACGAAACCGACCAAACGGAAACACGAATTGAATTGTTCTTGTGGAATACAGGAAGTCAACCGCCTAACCCGCAATACACGTTGAGCAAAAAGATACCGTCTTCTAATAACGCGGCAACTTATTACAATATTTCGCCATATACAGAAGAGTATTATAGGTTTACGACATTCCAAAATATTTACAATGTATACGACCAAGCAATCAGCACAAACTTTGTAGTGCAGTATGTCGTAGAAAAGTACAAAACTATTGGTGGAGTTGAGTCATCTGCTGGAACTGAAAGCGGTGAATTCATGAACGGTTACGGCTATTACATGGAAGGTCAAAACCCATTAAATTTTACGACGGTAGGTTTGGATGAGGGAGAGTATTTTTACAACTTTGAGACAGGCGCAGATACTTCTTTGCCGCAATACATGGCTGGAACCTTAGATGCGTTCTTGTCGGATAGTAATTTTTTTATTAGATATACAAATTCACGAACAGGGGTTGAAACTGATATACCATTTTCAACTACTGGGGTTCGTGTTTTCCCAAGGGTGCATCATACTAATTTGGCAGATGGCAATAAAACGCAATTGATGAGGGGAAGTTCAGTCAGATGGACAGGCACATTCAAGCCGCAATGCGAACCTAAATACCAACCTGTCGTGATTGATTTTATAAACAAGTATGGATCGTGGGCAAGAATATTCTTTCAAAAAGCGAAAACACGAAACATCACGGTCAAATCGGATAGCTATAAAGCAAACCCAAGCAGCTTACCATATTCTCCAACAGCCGAAGGTCAAGTAAGAAACATAAACACGACAGGTCAAGAAACAATAAAGCTAAATACTGGCTTTGTAAATGATGGGTATGGAGAGTATTTGCAACAGCTTTTGTTAAGCGAAAAAATTAATTTATTGGATTCGGAGACAAGCAGCCAATATCAGCCTGTCACGGTACAGACAAAAAGCCTGAAAAAACAAACAGGATTAAATGACGGCACGATGAACTACACCCTTGACTTTGACTTTGCATTTGACCTAATAAACAACGTAACCTAATGAGAGGAGTATCGGTATATATTGAAGGGCAAAAACTTGACTTGTTTGATGACGAGCAAATCAGCATAAAAAGCACGCAGCAAAACGTTCAAGATATTAGCAAGGTATTTACGGACTTTTCGCAAAGCTTCTCGGTTCCTGCTTCAGTCAATAATAATGCAATCTTCAATCATTTTTATCAAAACGATTTAACGCAGACCATAGACCAAAACATTCGAAGAGCTGCATTCATTGAGATTGATTTGACAACGTTCAGAGAAGGTCAAATATCCTTAGAAAAAAGCGAAGTAAAAGACAACAAAGCGCACAGCTACCAAGTAACATTCTACGGAAACCTTACAAGCCTAAAGGATAAGTTTGGAAGTGATAAGCTTGTAGATTTAAATTACCTAAATAGTTTGAAGCATGACTTTACACCTACGGAAGTAAAGAACAGAATCACGGACGGCTCAACAGACTACAAAATACGATACCCATTAATATTTGATAGGAACGTAACATACAATGACGGAGAGTCTACTGACCTAAACGATAACGATGGCGCAGTAAGATACAATGAATTATTTCCAGCGATTAAATTAATTCAAATGCTTGCTGCAATAACAAGCAAGTATGGCGTGGCTTTTCAAGGTTCGTTTTTATCCACAAAGCGATTTACTAATGCTTTTCTATTGTGTCAAAACGCAGAAAGTTTTAGCTTTTTAACAGCGCCAGAATTAGCAAACATCAACAACCTTGCAACATTACCATCAAACAACAACACAAGCTTAAACGCAACAGACTTTTTTGATGTTGATACCGAGACGTTGACATTGACTCAGTTTACCGCAAGCCAAAACTTTCCAGTTGTAAGCTCTACCTCAATAGCTTATTTGAATTCTGAGCATACGATTTCTTTAAATGTGCAAAATGTTAGCACGTTGTCTGTGACATATTATGTTGATGTATTTGTAAATGGTCAACATTTTCAAACAATAGGTGCAATTGGTACAGGACCGTTGCCAGCAATATTTGTAAATAATGCGTTCTTAGTTACACCGAGAGCATATCAATTTTTTGTTAGGGCAGAATCGAACATTACCTTAGACTTACACATTCAGTATATTCAACGAACCAGGCATTTATTTGAAAACCTTTTAGGTGAAGGAATTGAAACATTAAGCAACACATTTCTTGGATTTGCTTCATTCTCAATTACGGCAGAAATAAGCGTATTGAATTACTTGCCTGATATGACGGTAGAATCGTTTTTCAGCGGATTGCTTAAAATGTTTA